CAAAAAGCTAGTTTGCGTGAATTGGTCGCGAAGCTCTGTAAGGAATATCCTATAATTGAAGTGCTCGGACATCGTGATACTTCGCCCGATCTGGATGGCAGTGGAGAGGTAGAGTCTAGGGAATATATCAAGGCATGCCCCTGTTTCGATGTACGGAGTGAATTTTCTAATTTTCTTCGTAATACAGTGATCCGACCATGAAAGCGCTAATCTATATAACCATATTCCTGATGTCGGGAATATGGTTTACTTCCTGCAAAACTTCTCGTAATATCGAGACGCAGAAACAGATTGACTATTCAGGGGATTTCTTGTATTTGCGAAACTTAATTGAATCACTACGGCTGGATGTGAATAAGCAAACGAAAATTACTACAGACAAACTAAGTGATCTGAAGATTGAAAATACAACTGTTTACTTGTCTGATCCGGATTCAACAGGGAAGCAATATCCGGTCAAAGAAAGTACTACCACCGCTTCCAAGCAGGAACAGGAACGAATAGAAGTTGATGAAACATTATCCATTACTTTGCAGCAGTTATCGAATCGACTTGATACTATTAGTAATAAGGTTAATGTTTTGCTGAATCAAAAAGAAACTGTCGTAGAACTATCATGGTGGGATTTGCATAAGGATAAAGTGTATATAGGTATAATAGGTTTGTTTATTGTGGGGTGGTTGGTTTATAGGTGGAGGAAAAAGTAGCACATTTGCAATGTTAATATGTCAATTATCCTATGTTTGGCAGCATAATTATCTAATTAATTATCTATTTAATTTCCGCTTCTAGTAAATTACGTTACTTTTGCAGCATAATTACGTTGTTTTTGTGCTAATACTACATAATGCAACAAACTATTTAGGATTTTATTTGTAGTAATTAGTTAATAACAGTGTCTTTGATATAGAGAAATAAATAAGTCTTATGAATAAAATATATGCATTTGATTATATGCTATCCTTATTTGAGGAATGGTATAACGAAGAGAATAAGGAGCAGAATAGAGAATTCAAAAACT